TGAGTGAATATTTTGGTTTCAATGGCACTGCATGTCATGAATGTTATTATAAAATTGCCCATGATGCATTTGGCAATCCGAGAAACCCTGAGGAATTTGTTATGATGGTATTGAAACATGTCCATAACTAAAGACGAGTTGGATTATTTTTTCGAGCATATGCAAGAAAAGGTATCTAATTATAAAACAATAAAGGCATTGTCATATACTCTGATGGAGTTAGAAAATACTGACATATTGCCCATGTTAGTGTTAAAATATCCTGAAGTGCAAGAGGCATATACTAAATATAGTACCAAATGTGAAGAATTGAAAGCAACATTATCTGCCAATAAAAAATACCAAGACTTTTTATTGACATTAACTGATTGCGAACGTGAAGTTATGAAATTTCGAGATGCATATGGTCCAGAATTCAAATAATTGCCCATTGTGTGATCGTCCGTTAGGTGATAAAAATCTTGATCGGCATCATCTGATACCCAAAGTGAAGGGCGGTAAGGATACTGAACCCGTATTGATGCATCAAGTTTGTCACCGTAAGATTCATTCGCTATGGACAGAGTGGGAATTGTTGCACAAATATAATAATTTTGATATAATTAAACACGATGAAGGAATGCAGACGTTTATCAAATGGATAAATAAAAAACCTATTGAGTATAACGATTCATTTAAACAGGCGAATCGGAGAAAATGATAACTCAACCATATCTTATGACGTACTCTAATGGTCAAAAAGTGGTAATGATGCCAGTGGATCGTGTAAAATATGGTGGGCGTTATTTATATAATGAGGTATCAATTGCTGCTGATTGTATTGAAGAAGCAAAAGAAAAATTTGTAATGTTGTTGATGTCTGGCGAAATTGAAATTATTTAAGGAGATTATATGAGTGAAGCAAAAGTAAAACCAATGACAAAGAAACAGGCAACCCGTGGTAAAGTGGTTCATTTGCACAAATATTGGAAAGGCATTGCAGAGATGATTCCCAATAAAGAATCCCGGCGGCAATATTTGAATCTTATGCTTGATGCAACTCAAACTGAACATGAGATGAAATTGAAGAAACGCAAAGATAAAGATCAAAAAGATACTGATAATGACTAAGGAGAAATAAATGATTGTTACATTAAAATTAATTACAAGTGAAGAAGTTGTTGGAAAAGTTGTCGATGAGGGTGAAAATTTTATCGAAATTTCTAAACCTAGAACATTCCAGGTAATTCAAGACGATAAAGGACAAGTTCGTGCTGGATTGGTACCTTGGATTATGTCAGATCCTGAAGTTCAAGTAATGATTAGTAAGTCGCACATTGTTGCTCAATCAGAATCAGCTGATCAATTATCAGATGCTTATATTCAACAAACATCTAGTCTTGATTTATCAGCAGTTAACAAAGGTGGAATTATTGCGTAAATGGTGAAATCTTATAAATAATTGTGGTTAGATGAATACTGATAATATTCATCAACCCAGCTGGAGGTACTGAGCTGTCCCACAATTTATTTATGGAGGTTTCATAATGAAATATAATATTTTTACTGCTAAAGACAGAACACCATTTACTTATCTCATAGGGTGGTCAAAACATGATTTGTGGTATTATGGTTCTAGATACGGTAAAAATGCAAAACCAGAAGATCTATGGACAACGTATTTTACATCGTCAAAAGAAGTAACTAAATATAGAATTAAACTTGGAGAACCAGACGTTATTCAGATAAGAAAAATTTTTACTTCTGTTAATAATTGTAAAATTTGGGAATCAAATGTTTTAAAGAAATTAAATATAACTGAAAATGATCGATGGCTTAATAAAACTTATGTTACTTCTATAAATCACACAGAACATAAATCTAAGAATATCAAAATAAAACGTGGAAATATTATCTTAATTGATAATATATGTTTTTTATCCATTCAATATGCTGCTGATTATTTTAATATAGATTTAAATAAAGCTAAAGAATGGGTAAAAGAAAATAAATCTACAGATTCTCATCCATATTGGCACGATATTACTTCATATGTTCATGATTATTTTAGAATCAAATGCAATTTGCGGCGCAAGAGATCTAAAAACGGTGTTAGAAAACAACAATACAACCCATATAAATATCCTTTTATTGGTTAAGATTGACAATAAATAATTTTTATTTTAAAATGTAATTTCATTAAATCAAATAGGAGTAATTCATGAAGAAGTTATTTTTATCCGTAGCAATTGCATCAATGTCATTAACAGCCGCAGCACAATCTAACGTCACCATTTATGGTACTGTTGATGCTGGTGTAGCATATAGCGACACTAATAGCAAAGTTGGCCCTACTACGAAAAGTGGTGTTTATTCTGGTCTTTGGGATCAAAGTTTGATCGGATTTAAGGGTTCAGAAAATCTCGGTAATGGTATGAAAGCAATTTTCCAACTTGAGTATGCAATTGATGTTTCACAAGGTAGTGGCATTGATAATGCACGAGAGCAATCTCTTGGTTTGGAAACACAAGTTGGCACATTTAAGTTTGGTCGTTTGGAGACTGCAGGATCATTGTATCAAAAGAAATATGATGCAATGGGAAAGACTGCATTTTCACCTTTGACAACACTTAATAATCAAGAAAGTTTCTTGAATAGTACTGCAGCATATCAAGGATCATTCAGTGGTTTTGAATTGGGTGGATCATATTCATTTGATGGCACTGGTAATTCAACATTGCCATATGGATCGTCTGTTGATCAGGAAAAGATTTATTCAGCAAATGTCGGATATAACACTCAAGCATTTGGTGTTGGTTATGTTTATACCAATGTTGATAATCTTTCACGTACTGCAAACGGTTTAGAAAATCATTTGTTGGGTGGGTATGTTGCATTGGATGGTGTAAAAGTCACTGGTGCATTCTCGCAAACTCAAGATGACAGCAACACTATTGATAGTCAATTGTATGTTGCCGGTGTTGAACTTTCACTTTCTTCAAATACGAAAGTTTCTGCTTCATATGGTCGTGCTGAAGATGACATTACCAATGGTGATGCAGACATCTATGGTGTGCAATTGTCATATAATATGAGCAAGCGCACTATGCTTTACACTGGTTATCAGTACGTAGATAACAACAAGACTTCTTATGCCGCATTGGGTAACACCTATGGTTCAGTTGGCAACGGTACGAGTCAGGGTGTTGGTGTTGGGATGAAACATTCATTCTAATATTGACAATAAATAGTAATAAATATATAATGTATCTATTGAATGTAACACTGCTCTTTAAGATTATCAAGTAACAAAATTTAGGATAGTTTCAGCAATCAAGACTATTACATAGCCTAAACTTAAAATGCTAACGCATGGAGAGTGACACGAAGGTGTCGACTAATGGAAAGACATTTGACGTTGGAAAGACAACTGTGGTTTCGTAGACCAAGAAAATGCGGTGCTTTGTGAATAAAGTATTCACTGACAGATGGAAAGACATCTATATCGGTAACGACTGAAACCACTATCCTGGTATTTGTAACATCATTTTCGTTTATTATATTTTTTAATTTCTCTTTTTGTATTTAAAATACATGAACGAATGTGATTTTTCTGACCTCCGCCATAACTTGGAAGCAATTTGGCACAAAAGGGACATGGAAAAGTGGGGGAAGAATTAATGATTGCAGTATTTTTAATTTTATTTGTTCTTTCCTCAGTATAAATGTTGGGATTAAGAGTTCTTCCTTTATATGATATTTTTCTTTTTTCTTTCCATTCTTTGGTTTTTGGTAACAAGTTATATGCCTTAAAATGGTTGTTTTCAACTGCACCACCGTTAATACCATTTTCAAACATCAAATTTGCCCAATCAGTAGATTCTATTATATTTTGTTGTTTTGAAAAACCCAATGCAAATTCGGTGCATTCTTGTTCGTCATAAAACAGACAGTACCATAGAGTTACTACATGTTCTTTTCCGTGTTTGTTAATATGATTAGTCCAATATGTACCAGAACCAAGATATTTTTCTGGATTTTTAACTGTTTTACCGAAGTAAAGTTTACCAGTGATGGTATGTTGTTTGATGTAAAGAAATGTTGGTTTAAATGCATAAATATTGGTGCTGGTCATGAAAGTTCCTTTCTGTAGAATGACTAGGGCCGATGGATGTTACTAGCATCGTGATCGGCATCAATATTTATATAAATATGTTTTACGGGGATGAATACAGCAACTATACCTACTCTAGAGATGTTGCCCTAAACTTCGGACGAACAACCTCTGAGGAAGGTGACAAACATGAGAGTCTGGACTCATGTAAATAAACTGGACAAAGTCATCCCGACAAAAGAATTTTAAGTATTCGATGAAGGTGAAGAGAAAGTATTTAGGACGCGGATTCGATTTCCGCCACCTCCACCATAAGCACACTAAGTGCTCTCACAGTAATCAGTCTGCGTGCCTTAGAAAAGATATGGAGAGTGTATCGCACAAAAGAGATTCTCTAGTGTGTTTATGATGGGGGTGTACTGGCTTCGACTGGGTATAAGTATTGACACTGGAGAATCGGCAATGTTTAAGCCGTAGCAGTAAAGAGACAAAAACTATAAATGCAGCTAACGATGCATATTTCGGAGAAGTTCGCCTAGCGGCTTGATCTGAATGAGGTTTCGCAAGGTGTCCTTATCATCCAATCACCTTGCAAGAATTCGCCTGATTAGTATAGTGGTATTACGCGAGCTTTGTAATCTCGTTACGGGGGTTCGATTCCCTCATCAGGCACCAAAGAGCAGCGATGTGTTAGCAATCATCAGTATGAGGTGTCAAGGCAGTGCACTAACCCTTGAGCCAAGCAATAGTACATTTACTTGCTAATGACAGGTCGGAAAGACGGCCACCGAATTTGTATAAAAGGATTAATAATGAATTTATATAGAGAAAAATTTGAAAATTGGCACAATGTAGTATTAGGTCAAGAAACTGGTGCGTTTAATGTTCTATTGAATACATATGAAGATATTAATGTTAATCATAGATGGACAGTTTGGTGTGTGGCGATACAAGTGACAAAACCGTTTGAGTGATATTTTGAAGTATACAAAATTATCTGATATAATAAAAATTGAACAGCGCGGAACTGGGTGGTTTATTTTAGACCCAAAAGGGCTGTCAGGTTTTAGAAACAATGATACAGGAAAGCCGATCATTGAATTTGGTCCCTATGCAACAGATGATGCAGCACAAAAGAAACGAGAAATTTTATATCACATAATTTATGGTGATTATAGTTAAAAATATTTTTCAAAGAGTATCAGATTTGATAGCTAGTTTGGATAAATAGATTAATAGGTAATTTTTAATAAAGGATAACAGGAAACCAAAATGAATTTAGCACGATTTAATACACTCAGATCTACAGGCATATGGCATAATTGTCATCAGCCCGTTAGCTATCGTGCTATTAAAGGATCTGATGAACCAACCGTGGGTCCCATTATGTAAGTATCATTGTAACCACACATAAAAGGGACCCAGGAATCGAAAGAAACCTGGGTTTTGTATTTGGAATCAACGATTTACATGTTTTATTGACTTAAATAGAGATTAGTATATAATGGATTCATGTTGTGAATGAAACGAAATTTTGAAAAGGAAATACATGATGCTGCAACGATGAATGGGCTTAGGGGAATATGCCCGACAAGAATCCCAAATCGACTCACGGTGCTCCGGTGAGAAGAGGATTAGAAGGTCAGCCGAGTCGCAATGATGTTCGGTGAAACATGTCTGACAAACAACAGTGAGCCGTGGGGATGTAACGTAGACTGGAAACCACGTTAAAAAGATCAAAGGGCGGCCTGTTCTGATGGATGATCATTTGTGATCTGAAAAATGGCAGCGATAGTTAAGAGTTTTGAACTCTCGGAAGTTTAATACCTTTCGTTTTAGTAAGAGCTCTTAACTATCCACATTCGAAAGAGTGTGTAAAGAATTTGCCTGACAATAGCGCAACGATATGATAGGACCAGTGTTAGGATATCAGACAATAGCAGCACGATATGGCATCAAGAATTTGCCCGAAATACCAGCGGTACTTGTCGGGAGACATTATCTGCGAAGCATGGATAAGCCATGTACCTATTTGCTCGGCGAAGAGTGAATAGGCGAAGCGGCAAACCATAATGGAACGGTAGGCTCAGCGGGAGAGCCCCTGCACCCGAAAGGGAGGATAGGAGACGTTGGTTCGAATCCAACCCATTCCACAGAACTAAGATAGGTTGATTTGGTCTGCAGCTGAGTCAACTCGTATGTCGAGGAACGGTGGGTTAGCAACCTCGTAAATCATCCCACCACAGAATAATTAGAGTTGCAGGTGCTCTTAATCATCTGAAAGTGCTGCACCTTTCGTATACTGGTGGCCACGGCAGCATAATCCACAACGGCCTTAATGTGGAACGAATTTTGGGGGGTGAGCGGCACTGGCGACTGCGGTAGACTGTAAATCTATGGCCTTCGGGCAACTTGGTTCGACTCCAAGATTCCCCACCAAACAATGCACTCATCGTCTATCGGGAAGGACACCGGGTTTTCAACCCGGGAAGCGTGGGTTCAACTCCCCGTGGGTGTACCAGGTTAGATTCCTCACTAGCCCACCAAAACAATCTCTCTTTGGCGTAATCTGGTAGCGTAGCGGCCCTGGAAGCCGGCGGTGTTGGTTCAAATCCAGCAGGGGAGACCAAAAACATTTGTCGGGATGGGATATCAGGTAAGGGCGACCGCAAGCCGAGCGCAGGCTACCAGCCGTTCGATTCGGCTACTGACAGCCAAACAATGCACTCATCGTCTATCGGGAAGGACACCGGGTTTTCAACCCGGGAAGCGTGGGTTCAACTCCCCGTGGGTGTACCAGAATTTGCACTATATTGGACGCAGTATAGCAAAACCGTGTCGGGAAGTTCGTGGGTTCGATGCCCTCCGCCCCCGCTCATATATTATAACTAGGCGTCAGAACACGCCTATCATGCAAACGCTACGGTGAGATCGACCGGTAATCAGTTGCATGAGCTATATGAGGTTCACAAATGAATTAATGCGGCATTGGCATATTGGTTGTGTCCTAGCCTTCCAAGCTAGTTAACCGAGTTCGATTCTCGGATGCCGCTCCAAAATTTAATGCTCCTCAGCTTTGGTGAGCGGCGGTGTCTTATAAACACTGGAGAGCGGTCAGATAGGCTGCAACGGCACGGATCGTAACCGTGGGGGAGTACCAAAGAATTGCGGGTTGGGATAGTCCTACGCTTGGCTCATAACCAAGAACGGAAGGTGGAGCGTTACCACCGCCCGCTACCAGTATTAATCTCGGGGTAGTCTAATGGAAAGGCAACAGTCTTCTAAACTGTCATATGCAGGTTCGAATCCTGTCTCCGAGGCCACAGTTTAGGAATAGGTACAGCAAAAAATAAAAATTTGACTTTTAATCAAAACAGCCGAAAGGCACTATTCCGTAAGTTTTAGGTTAGCTACAGCAAATCAACAATGGCACTTTGGGTTGTAGGTTCGAATCCTACCTTATAATTTATTATAAGTAGCTCAATGGGAGAGCAAAAGTAAAAATGTCTAACCTGTTTTATTAGTTGGGGCATAGTGTAGTGGTCGTAAGCACAGAAGTCTTTGACACTTCTAGGTCCAGTTCGAATCTGGATGTCCCTGCCAGTTTAATGTGTCTGTAATTCAGTTGGTGGAACGATTTCAGGCTATGATGGGATGATACCCCGAAAAAGCACCTGCTCTATAGGACGCTGGTTCGATTCCAGCTGGACACACTTTTTAAGGAGAAACAATGAGCACGAAACAAACACCGAAATCTTGTTCTTGCAGTCAATGCAAGCGTGGCAAACATACTGCATCTGGTCACGCAATGATGAAATATGATGAGCGGTCATTTCGTCATGCACAAAAAGTAGCACTGAAAAAAGGCACTGGTAATTATAGTGCAGCACCTTGCGGACATTATTATGATTAATAAATATTCTATCTTAACAATTGTTTCATTATCATTATACTAATAAGAAAGAATAATAATGTATAGACATTTATATGAATATTTGCCATCAATTTATATCCTTGCTGGATTATTGATCGGATTGATGTTTGAAGTAAAATTAGGACGATGGGCAGCTGCAATTCTCGTGCTTGCAGGAATGGTAGTAATGAATATGCGATTGTCTTACAGAACTAGAAACGCATTAAAATGATATGGAAATTATTTGTAATATTTCTTAAATCGCCATATTTGTTATGGCGAGGCATTAAAGAATGTAAAAGGAGAAAGAAATGAAGCCAAGAAATCCTATGGGCATACATGTTCATAAACGTAAGGCGGGTCGTCATTGTAAAACAATGAAAGCGATTCGCCGAAAAGAAAAAGTAGCAACAATGAGGGACTGTAATTCAACGGCAGAATATCCGGCTTTTAACCGGTCTATGAGAGTTCGATTCTCTCCAGTCCGGGTCAAATGGAGCATGGTTCGATTCCATGTAGAGTGTTTAAATAATTGTATAAATAAAAATATATGGGGGATTGGTGAAATGAGATCACGAATGGTTTGCATCCATTAGTTGAGAGTTTGATTCTCTCATCCTCCAGATCTAACAATGGAAGTGTGGTCGAGTCTGGTTTATGGCACTGCGCTTGAAACGCAGCGATACAGTGATGTATCCGTGGGTTCAAATCCTACCACTTCCGCCAGTTTGAAACTGTTAATTACATAAATACTTGTATGAGTGTTAATTAACAGGTGAAATTATGAATTACGAAAAAATATACTTTAAGATAATAAACAACAGAAAATTGAATAGTTTTAATGGATATACTGAATGTCATCATATTATTCCAAGATCTTTAGGTGGATCAGACGATAAAGACAATTTGGTTAATTTGTCGGCAAGAGAACATTTCATATGCCATTTATTGTTGACTAAAATTTATACAGAAAAATCGAAACAAGCTAAAATGATACGAGCGGCAATGATGATGTTTTGTGAGTCATCAAATCAGCAAAGATATTTTTCATCGCATACTTATCAGAAATTAAGAGAACATTTTTCAATGATTCAAAGTGAATCTCAAAGTGGAATAAAAAATTCACAACATAATACAGTATGGATTTTTCATGAATTGATCGGACCAAAGAAAGTTGATCTCAAACTATTATGTCAATATATTGATCAAGGGTGGTTTAAAGGAAGATCGCTCACTTTTTGTAAATCTATAAAGATAAAAGAAAAACGAGAAAAAACAATAAAGAAAAAAGTTGATTCGACGTTAAAAATTAAAGCTGAAGCAGAACAATATTTTGATCTTTTCAAAAATGGAAATTATGAATCATTGCGAGAATTTGCAAGAAAAATTTATCCAAAGAGTCATGTATATTTAACGAAAATATGGAAACTATACATTCCAGATTATTGTGATTTTGTTAAACAAGGTAAAAAATTTAATTCCAAGATACTCTAATGGTAAGAGGACGCACTGTTAATGCGTTGTATTCGGGAAACCGTATCCAGGTTCGAGTCCTGGTCTTGGAGCCAGAATTTGTAGAAACCGCACCGTATATGAATCCCATTAAATAGTTTGTGGAGACAAATGTGAGTACCGAGTTTGTCGTAAAGTTAGATCGGTGGTGTTAAGAATAAAGGCCTCTAGATGTTCATGGACGCATACATGACAATACATTTTGTATAAATATAAGCAAGGAGGACACAATATGTTCTATTACTTATATGAGATCAGGAACAACCTGAATGACAAAATCTACGTAGGAGTCCATAAAACCAAATCAATGGATGATGGTTATATGGGTTCTGGAAAAGTTATCAAACATGCTATTAAAAAATATGGCATTGATAATTTTACAAAAACCGTATTAGAAGAATTCAATACGGTAGAAGAAATGTTTGCTCGAGAAAAAGAAGTGGTAACAGATGAATTTTTGTTGAGAGAAGATGTTTATAATTTGAGACGTGGTGGTACTGGTGGATGGAATTATGTACATAAAAACGGATTAAACAGAGGATTTTTAGATAAAACACATAGCAAGGAAACAAAAAAAGTTATTGGTGAAAAATCAACTGGCCGTACTTGTACTAATGATACTAAACAAAAATTATCAAATAATAGTTGGGCGAAACGAGAACCAATTGCTCAAAAAGAGCATGCCAGAAGAGCAGCAAGAATAGCAAATAAAAACAGAACAACTGAAACTTTAGAAAAAATATCTAATACAGTAATAGAAAAATGGAAGCAAGTAAAAAACGTAAAATGCCCTCACTGTGGTAAAGAAGGTCGAGGCGGAACTATGACTAGATGGCATTTTGATAATTGTAAAATGGCGAATTGATATATGGGTATTATGCTTGACTGTCTATCAGGCTAAACGGGTTCGAGTCCCGTATTCGCTGCCAGTATTACGGGCTGTCGGCAAGTGGCATGTCACTCGCTTTGGGAGCGAGATTTCGAGTGTTCGATTCACTCCAGCCCGACCAATTTTAAATCAGTAAAGGAAGTAACCATGTCAGATAGTAATCAAAAATGTTGTGAAAATTTATGGGAAGATTTTATTGATGGCAATCCCAAAATTATCATCCCTATCATTTACTATCAAATTTAAGAATATTATGTCCAAACTGCCATTCACAGACAGATACATGGTGTTCTAAAAACAGAAATAAGGGCGACTGACATATGCAAATCTGGTACAGCTACTACGTTTAGACCGTAGGTTTTTCTGGGTTCGAATCCCAGGCCGCCCACCATTACTAATGCCGCAAGGATTGAGAGTTCGAGTCTCTCTCTGGACACCAAATGCATCGACTATCGGAAGTCGTAACAAGTCCGATTGGGGTTATAGGGAACATTACCCCCTATAGGGACCGGTGGTTACCTTCACCGGAGCTATTTAATGCGACACTATGCTAATTGGTAGTGCACTTTGTCTCAAACACAAAGGGTTCTCAGTTCGAATCTGAGGTGTCGCACCAATGCTCCATTACGCTAATTGGTAGTGCGAGAAGACTTAAAATCTTCTGGTTCTCAGTTCGAATCTGAGATGGAGTACCACTAATGGGCCCATTAGTATAATGATAGTACAAGGCACTCCAAACGCCTTGGTGGAGGTTTGATTCCTTCATGGGTCGCCACATATCCTCGTAGTGAAATGGATTATCATAAAACTCTACGAAAGTTTAGTTACTGGTTCGAATCCAGTCGAGGGTGCCAATTTGCCTCTTTAGTTCAACGGATAGAATTAGAGTCTTCGAAACTCAGGATGGGGGTTCAATTCCCTCAGGGGGCACCAATATATTCCTCGCAGAGCTCATATAGACGAGCGGCGTCTTGATAAGGCGAAGGTAGTAGGTGCAAGTCCTACTGCGAGGACCAATTTAATGCTCGGTTAACTCAGTTGGTAGAGTATCTCCCTTACAAGGAGGCTGTCGGCGGTTCGAACCCGTCACCGAGTACCATAATGGTCATGTCGTCTAATTAAGACACCGATGTTCCAAGGATCGGAGATAATCACAAAGAATTGAATTCATGGCCGCCAAATTCGTAATGTGTGTTATAACAATCATTATCTGTAGATACGCATGTTAATGTAATCATTGGTTTACATTATAATATTATCAGTTAAGCAGTCTATGTTAATAATAGTTTCCATTAATCCCAATGTAGCTGAGATAGATTAGCGCCTGTTTGAAGCACAGGAGAAGGCGGGAGCGTTACCTTGCCATTGGGACCAAATAAATGCACCTTTCGTATAGTGGTAAATTACCCCGGCTTTGTATCCCGGAAACGTCAGTTCGATTCTGACAAGGTGCTCCAGAATTGCCTTATTCATATAGTGATAGTATGCCTGTATTCGTATCACAGATTATAAAAGTTTGATTCTTTTACTCGGCACCAATGCTCTTATAGTATATGGATATTACTCATCCCTGGTATGGATGGATGGAAACACAGTTTGAGTCTGTGTAAGAGCTCCAGTTTATATCGTACTACGATTGACCGAAAAGTGAGGTGCTAGTCTGCAAAACTAGTAAACTGAGAGCGTTACTCAGATCGTAGTCCAATATGAATTTGATAGGATATATTATGGCATATATTAGACAGCAAAATAATCAGATCATAAGTGGTTTGCCAAAGAAACAATGTGACAATTGTGGTGAGTTGTCAGCATATTATTTCACAGATAGATCAAGAAGATTAAATGCTACATTATGCGAAAAATGTTTTCGCATAATACCTAACGATTTTTTTAATTCAAAATGGAATGGTGAGGGTTCAGAAGAGTTTTTGATGATGTTGTTGAAATTGAAATGAGTTCATTTAAGTGTGACGGTATTGTAGCGGTAGCAACCAACTCCGTGAAAGTTGTAGTATGGGTTCAACTCCCATCCGTCACCCCTAAATGAATTCGGAGATAAGCCCGGCAAGTGCTAAGGGATTCCCTCATAAGGAATTATAGGAAGAGCGTTACTTCATATCTCCACCAATAAATAGTTAAATGCGGATATGATGTAGTGGTAGCCTTTTTGCTTGCCAAGCAAAGTGTGCGAGTTCGATTCTCGCTATCCGCTCCACTGGAAGATTGCCAGAATGGTATTGGAGTGGATTGCTAATCCATGATCGTGAAAACGGTCTGTAGGTTCGATTCCTACATCTTCCGCCAAATTTATGAGGACCATATGACTGATATATCTATTTACAATAAAGACGGAATAAAAATTGACGTATTATCTATTGATGATTATTTGTCTTTTGTAGATGGCAGAGTATCAAAAGGAGATAAACATTACTATAAAGGTGTTGGAACAAAATACGTCAAACATCATATAAAGAATGTTACACCAGAATATACATATGTAACTAAATCAAATATTTTTTATGTAGGGTATTCAGCAACTAAAATATGTTTTGAGGGCAAATTTGGAATATTTCAAGAACAATTTCAACCCATATATTCAGATTTTATCGGAACATGTGGAGCGAAAGAAGGTTTGATTGTATCAAATTCAATGGGATTTGAATTATCGAGTGTTGATGTTTTAGATTGTATTACATTCGATAAAGAGAACTCACAATGTTATTTTATTTTAGACTATAGTTGCGGGCGACAGAAGTATTTAAACCATGCAAGTGATCCTAAAAATCTAAGAAAATTACTAGATTACATGTTACAAAATAACTGGAATTTCTTATGGGATAAAAATTCCATTTCTGACATTAGCAGTAATGGACTGTTATCCGACACTGCTGATATATTTAAATCAAATGAACTAAAACATCAATTGGGTACTGTATATTCTATTTTGTATAGTTTAGGTAATACACATGTTGAAAAATTTAACGAGTTTTTAAAGTACAACAACATGATGAAATACGTTGATGGTAAAAGTTTCATTGTCAATGCTATAACCATATTGAAACAAAATAACATAGATGTGATGCCATTTAATGGGTTGTCTTACTATGACATAATTTCAAAATATTTAATGCAGGGCAAAAATTGCGGACATTGCTCATGTGATTTTCATCATGAACAAGGTGAAGTTATAAAAGAACAATATCTCGCTCAATTGAAAGCAGATTTTAATCGCTGAAAGGAGTAGTATCGTGGTTCCAAATATATTAATATGCGACAGTAACAGTATGCCACAAAGATGGGCACATTGGCAAGATGCAACTCGCTTGAAATATCTTGGCATGGTTCAATGGGAATTGGGAGAAAATGAATTCACTTTTCATGGTGGAACATCTCGCATTACTGGCGAACAATCACGAATCACTATACCATCAATAATTGGCATCAAAAGCAAATTTAGTCGTAAGTACAAAGTACCAGCACTAACGGCAGAAAATTTGTTCCGGCGTGACTTGTACCTATGTGCATATTGTGGTAGATTTTGCAAAGGTGAAGTGGCAACAATGGATCATATTGTGCCTGTATCAAAAGGTGGTTTGCATCAATGGTCAAATGTGGTTTGTGCATGTAAGAAATGCAACAACCATAAAGACAGCAAATTGTTAGCAGATACTGGTATGGAATTGCTATATGTTCCATACACACCAAGCATGGAAGAAAATTTGATCTTGCGTAATCGCAATGTTTTGTACGATCAAGCACAATTTTTAGCTAATTTTCTACCTGAACATAGTAGAGCATATGCTTATGTGTCACAATAATTCAATAAAAGATACCCCTTGGCAGAACCGCGCAAAACTGGACCCCTGCCAAGGGTATTGAATAATGTATTATAGTTAATATCATTTGTTTCACAAAATTTTCGAAGATATTCGACTATATATTTTTCTCCAGATGGTGTCATAACAATCCAAGTTTTTATGTTATAGTTTTTACCATCACTTCTATCTTTACTCATTTGTTGTTTTGTTTCTAAATTATGTTTCCATCCTAATCTGGACATTTTTATTTTTTCTTCTGGTGTTCTCTTTTTACCATACATTCCATTTAATTTCCCAGGACGAGATAATTTTTTACGATATTCTGGAGATGGATTGGAAGCACCATCTCCACCATCTGTTTGATTTAATAAAATTCCAGTATTTAAATTTTTTCTACCCCACCATTTAATCATTCTTCTTTCAATCGCACACGCACCGACGTCTGTTAAATTTGTTTCAAGAAATATTATATAATCACGATTTTTTGGCACACTTATTGAATGTTTAGAAAATGCTCTTTTTCCTTTACCCTTACCAATATAATACGGAGTTCCTGCTTTCGCAATTGATGAATCTTTGGATCGAATGTATGCATAGACGTAATAAATATTTGTGCTGGTCATATAAACTCCTTTTGGTTGACTAGGGCCGATAGATGTTACTAGCATCGTGATCGGCATCAATATTTATATAAGACTATCGCTGCCATTTGACATTTAATATGTGATATGATATAAATATAATTGTAATCATGTGATTACGCTTTTACAGGAGAAATAAAATGGCAGACAATGTCAAAACTAATCCTGCTGAAGCTACGAGAAGTGAAGAACAAATTGTTCCTACAGTTCCCGTTGATCAAGTTACACAGTTGGTACCAGATGCGAGCGAAAACGCAATCTTCATGGCACCCAGTGAGCTGAATGCATTAGTAGAAAAAATAAACGAAACAAATCATCCAAATCAACCAGTGCCTCAAAAGCAAGATGAGTTTGCAGCAACCGTTGTTGATCAACCTTTGGATATTGATAAAATTCTCGAAGACGCAACCGCAGCAGGTTTAGGTGGTGCTGGAGAGAATGGTGGTAATTCATTTGTGCGCTTAATGCGTATATTGGAAGAAACTACTCCGTTATCATATGAGTTCCCAGGAAACAGTGGCGGTAAAATTTTACCATTCAATGGTGTAGGCGGTGAAGAAGATGTAATTGCTGTTCTTGTTCCAGATGAGCCAGTGATTCCAGATTTGCCTGATGAACCAGTGATTCCAGATTTGCCTGATGAACCAGTGATTCCTGATGAACCCGATGAACCAGTGATTCCTGATGTTCCGGATGTGCCTGATACACCAGACGATCCTGATGAACCAGTGATTCCTGATGAACCGGATGAACCAGACGATCCTGATGAACCCGATGAACCAGACGATCCTGATGAACCGGATGTGCCTGATACACCAGACGATCCTGATGAACCAGTGATTCCTGATGAACCGGATGAACCAGACGATCCTGATGAACCGGATGAACCAGACGATCCTGATGAACCGGATGAACCAGACGATCCTGATGAACCGGATGATCCGCCCGACGAGCATGACAATAACGGACACGGAAACAATGAGGACGGACAGGACGATGATAATCCAGGCCAAGGTGGTGGTGGCCCAAATAGTGATCCAAATGACCCGAAAGATGGAGATGATGAAGATGAAGGTAATAATGGCAATCAAGGAGATGACACTCCTGGTTCATCGCAAGGTAATGGCGGTGGTAACAACAATCCAAACGATGGATCCGGAGATCAAGGAAATGATCAAGGAGGTAACCCGCCCGACGATGATAATGGCTCTGGGGATTCTGATAGTGATGATCCTGTGGATGATGAAGGAGAGTCTGAGGTAGATGGTCCAAGAGGCAATAACGGCTTCGGTAATGGTGACCAAGATGCTCCAGGTAATAGCGGTCCAAACAACAACGCTGAAAATGGCGAAGATGGTGAGGACGTTGATCCTGAAGATTATCCAGGTAATTCATTGCATCCAGATGATGTGCTCGGTGGTGATGAAGAACCATTGTTCCCAGATGCACCGGGTAATAGTGGTGGTCAAGGAAATGGCGGTAATTCACCAGATGTTTCATTCACCAATCCTGCTGATGACATTATCAGAGATCTAATCAATCACGGTAACAGTAATCAACATTAAATAGTTTAGTAGCATTGAGCCCAGGACTTATGTTCTGGGCTTTCTTTTTATATTCAATGAGTTACATAATATATTGATTTATTCTCTGGTTCATGTAAAATGTATTTCATGTTGTGGAGAAAACAAATGAAAAACGCTTATTTTGTATTTGATGATGCTGCTGGTGATGAATGGTGCGAGTATTTTGACACCCTCGAAAGTGCAATTGAAATGGCTAACGCATTGGAGCGTAATGGTCATTCTGTAACAGTCGTTATTGATTGTGGAGAAGTGAAATGACCAAGCGTGAATGTGCTGCAAAATATGTCGCAAGCAACTGGCGGGTTCGTAGGCGTTTGCCGCGTATTACTCGTCTTGCTGTTGAGCTTGGTTACCTTTCGTGCGAATATTTTTCGGAGTAAAATAATGTCAAACAAAATTAAAATGTCGCAAGGGTCGTGGGGCGGGTGGAAATGCGTGATCGAATCCGACAATGGCAAGGGCGACTTCTCTGAGATCAAAGTGGGCAATGAAAAAGGCATTTATCTCGACCGCATTGTGTTGCTCGAAATGGCGCTTGCTAAACTCGGCATTAATGTGGAATATACTGTTGATGGAGTGATAGTAAAATGAGTGTAGAACTCGGTATCGGTTTGATTTTTATCATTATTCTTGTTGCACCTAGCATCATTGATCGGGTGCGTGATGTTGTTAAAGAGTTTGAGGATCAATAA